CTTAAATGTAATTTAGCCGACCTTCAAACTTACGACAAAGCATGGAACGCTACAGACGTTAAGTACGACTGGGAAAACCCTGATAAAGATGTATTTGATAGAGTAGGTGTGGCTGAAGTTTTAGGAAGTGAAGAGGTTGTTGATGGAAGTTTTCCACAAGGTACAACTGCTTGGGATAATGTGTCGGAGCCTGGAGGTTCTTTAACTTTTGGAGATGGGTTTTTAGATATAACTACAGGAGATTTAAATAATAAGGAGGGTTGGGTTCAACAAATTTTAACATTAGAGAGTGGTAAAACATACCAAATTCAGTTTACTAATATTGGTCGAATATCTGTACAAGTTGGTCATTCTAATAAAGAAGACCAAATTCTTTTTGCAGATATAACAACCGATAATACACATACATTTTCATTTACTGCAACTCATAATACTATATACTTAAATTTTAGGAATTATTACAACTTAAATGCGAGTAGTAGATTAACAGACGTATCCGTAAAAGAAGTAACAACTCACGCATCTCACATCTTACCAACAGACTGTAAGTCTTTACTAAGATTAAACGAAGGAGCTGGGGATAGAGTGTACGATGCTGCACCTGTGTTAGGAGAAGAGCTAAATGATTTAACTTGGATTGGATTTGGAGGTTGGTCTACAGATAGTGACATTGCTTCTAATAATGGTGATGGTAGTACGTTTACAAATGACATTCTAGAGTTAGGTAAAACGTATAAATTCAAATGTAAACTATCTTCTTACACTAGTGGTGCATTTACCTTATTTTTAGGGCGTGATAGCGAGTCATCTACATTTAGTGGTACAGACGAATTTACATTTATTAGTGTCTGTACGTTTGATACAGCTGCAAGAGTAAAGTCACATAACGGTATTGGCTCATTATCAATATCTTCGTTGACAATAAAAGAAATAAAACCAGCAGAGAGTTTCGCTATAGTAGGAGATAAAAACTTTATTCACCAACAACCATACATACCTCAATATGCTATGTCTAACTTCTCTAAGAAGATGTTGTTTGATGGAGTTAATGATTACGTGACAGGCTCTTTCAATGGCAATATAGGACCAGCTAAAGATATGACTTTCTCTTGTTGGTTTAGCTATGAAGACAGTGTTGAAGCTGTTAACGATAGAAAGACTTTATTCGCATTGTTGTCAAATCCTAACGATACATACCCTTACAGAAAGCTTGAGGTGAGTATTATTGAGAATAATAGACTTTTTGCTTTTACAGGTAATGGTGTTAATAATTATAGTACCACTTCTAGCACTCAAAATCGTTTAGTAAAAAACAAATTAAACCATGTGGCTGTATCTATTTCTTCTACTGGAGAAGTGAAGGTTTACATAAATGGAGCTTTAGAAGTAACAGGTAGTTCTACTTATTTTGGTGCAGCCACTGTGACTCACTACAGGATAGGTAGTAGAGATAATACAACTATGCTTAACAAAGGTATCATAGACGAAGTATCATTATTCAAGTCTGAGCTAACTCAAGATGAGGTTTTAGAATTGTACAACTCAGGTTCTTCATTTGACTCTACAGGTCATAGTAAGTACAACCTAGGCGAGGAAGTATCTAATGGTACTTTCGAATTGGGAAGTGAAGAGGTTGTTAATGGAGATTTTGCAACTAAATCTGATTGGGTTGAAGGGCTTGGTTTTGATATATCTGGTGGTGTCATGAATTATGATGGGTCAGCCATTGCGTATAGAAGAGCGAATCAAGTCTTAAACACAGAGATTGGAGCTACTTATAAGCTTGAATTTACGTTAAATGACTTGAGTGCTTCTGGTGTTAACTTTGGTTTTGGAAATAGTGATGGTAGTTTTAGTGGTATAGCACAGCAAACTTATAGTAGTGATGGGACATATACAAGATACATGGTTGCTACTATTGAAGACCATTCTATAGTTATTCAAAATAATAGTGCTACTCAAACTTTTAATGTAGATAACATCTCCGTAAAAAAAATACCTAATTGGAGTAGTTCAACTGCTTCATCTGCTACAATGACTGTAAACACAAGTGGTCAACTTGAATTAACTAGTGATGCAGGAGATACTTTAGGAGCTTACTCTTCTATTAGCTTGGTTCAAGGTAGGACTTATGTTTTATCTCTTGATATTATATCAAGCAATCAACTAAATCAAATTAGAATAGGAACGTCAGCGAGTGTCGGTTCAACTAGTCCAAAAGAAATATTTGATGCAGGAGGTTCAGGTGTAACACCAGGAACAAATACTTATACTTTTACTGCAACATCAGCTCAAGCAAGTAATGGGTTTTTATATATAGGTGGTAGAGATGATGTAAATAGCTTAGTTATTGATAATGTTTCATTGCAAGAATACGGAGTTTCTGGATACTGGAGAAACAATGGTGCAGACCAATGGGATGATTTATCCATCAACAGTAATCACGGTACTGTATCAGGTTCACCTACAGAAATATTCTTACAAGAGGTTCCTTTCTTTGGTAAAGACTCTTTAGGTATGTTTATGAATAAACCTAGATTAGGTGGTTTGAATTTCAATGGTTCAGGATATGTTGCAAATCAAGGTATGCCTACTATATCCGATAATATTTCTTTTTCATTCTGGATTAAACTTGAGGGTTTTGTAGCCAGCAACTTAGCTCAAATAGTAGGTAAGCGAACAGGTACTGACAGTGCATGGTGTAGAGTTTATAGGCCTTCAGCTGACACTCTAAGGCTTGAAGTCACAGGAAGTCATAAGTTAGATTTTACTATTCCAGAAGCTGAATGGGTACATGTAGTAACAACAATAGATGATAGAGCGGCAAAAGCATACGTAAATGGAGCTCTTCTTAGTCAAGCAACTTTAGGTGTAGATTTTAACTTTTTAAGCGCTAATGATTTTAGTATAGGTGCCTGGAAAAACACTGCTAATTCGGTATCAAGTACTAGCTTACTAAATGGTGTAGTAGACGATGTTATGGTGTATGATGAGACTTTAACTTTAAAACAAGTTAAGAAGAATTACAACGCAACTAAAGGTAAACATAAAAACTAAACAATACGAGTAATTATTACAAAAGCAATTTAATTAAATTAAATACATTATGTCAAAAAGAAAAAAAGATAGGATTTTAGACTTAAATCCTAAGCCTGCAAAGATTGAGACTCAAGAGTTACACAAAATTCAATCTTTAATTAAAGGTATCAACAAGGCTCAAAACCAAGTAGGTATTATTGAAATTCAAAAGCATAGCATGCTTAATGATGTTATGGAGATGAGAGGTTACTTGGCTGGAGTTCAAAAAGAGTTTCAAGAGAAGTACGGTACGTACGATGTCAGTCTTGAAGACGGAACAATAAACTACAAAGAAAATGGATCAAACGAAGTTAATTCGTAAGATCACAATTGGTAAAGACTACAAAATAGACGCTATGCACTACTCAGTGGGGCAGGAGGTCTATGGTGGTCATACCATATGTGATATTATAGAAGAAGAAGAAAAATACAGCATATACATTAGTAAAGGTAATGATATTTTACCTTGGAAAGACTTTAATAAGAACATGGCTGTTTCAGTAGAATACAATTTAAAGTATTAATGAAAAGTTTACACGGTTTTGTTATAAAGCCTATAGGCGGTAGATATAGTAACACTAAGAAAATTGGAGACAAAGAGCTCATAGTTAACACAGAGATATTTAATCATAACTTTGTTAATAGAGAAGCAGAGGTAGTTGCTTGCCCAATAGTAGGTGATGACCTAGGTCTTAAACCAGGTGATACCGTAATAGTACACCACAACGTGTTTAGAAGATGGCATGATGTTAAGGGTAGAGAAAGGAATAGCAAAAGTTATTTTGATGAATGCACTTACATAGTTAATGCTGATCAAATGTTTCTGTATAAAAGCTCAGGAACTAAATGGAGCGCTGTTAGAGGCTTTTCTTTTGTTATACCTATAAAATCTACAGACGAATATGACTTAGATCAAGAGAAGCCACTTATGGGTATTGTAAAGCACTCAGATGGCTCTTTCAATGCTGGTGACCTAATTGGTTTTAGACCTAACAGTAAGTACGAGTTCATTATAGATGGCGAGAGACTGTATAGAGTTATGAATACTTTTATTACAATTAAATATGAATATAAAGGAAACGAAGAAGAATATAATCCAAGCTGGGCACATAGCGGTTGAGGAACTTATTAAAGTTGCTAAAGAGGCTATTGTTGATAGTGGTGATGACATCACAGCTGATAGGCTTAAAAACGCTGCAGCGACGAAGAAACTCGCTATATTCGATGCGTTCGAAATTCTTAATAGAATACAAGAAGAACAAGCAATGCTAGAAGGTAAAGAAGCTCCTAAAGAAGAGGAGAAAGTTTTTAAAGGTTTTGCAGAAGGAAGATCTAAATAATGTACGAGCAAAATCTATATAAGGTAGTACAACCTATAAAGCTTACCACTATAAACCGACTAAACAAAGGTGAAAAGTGGAAGAAGGGTTATGACAAAGACTATGACATAGTTGTTTTATGTGACTCTGGCCAAATAGGTGATATATACGAAATACAAGGGCTAAAAATAGCGCTACCTAAACCTCCTAAAAACGTTTACTCAAACGAGCATAAAAAATGGAAGCAAATACCAAAGCCTGATTTATTAAAAAAAGTTAAAACTATATTTGATTGGAGAGCGTATCCTGAAGATAAAAAGCCTCAATGGTACGATTATATAGACGAGGAGTTTGAACGAAGAGATCAAGGTTTTTGGTTTAACAATAACGGCGAGCCTACATATATAACAGGCACACACTACATGTACTTGCAGTGGAGCAAAATAGACGTTGGTGCTCCAGATTTTCGTGAAGCAAATAGACTGTTTTTTTTATTTTGGGAAGCTTGTAAAGTTGACAAGCGTTGCTATGGTATGTGCTATTTAAAAAATAGACGTTCTGGTTTCTCGTTTATGAGTTCAGCCGAGACAGTTAACTTAGCTACTATTTCGAGTGATTCTAGGTATGGTATACTATCTAAAAGTGGTGCTGATGCTAAGAAGATGTTTACAGACAAGGTTGTACCTATATCTATAAATTACCCTTTCTTCTTCAAACCAATACAAGACGGTATGGATAGACCTAAGTCAGAACTCGCCTATCGTGTCCCTGCTAGTAAGTTTACTCGTAAAAAAATTGACACGAACGAGAAGTTAGATGAAATAAAAGGTTTAGATACTACTATAGACTGGAAGAATACCGGTGATAATAGTTATGATGGTGAAAAGTTGGCGTTGCTAGTACACGATGAGAGTGGTAAATGGGAGAGACCAGACAATATACTTAATAACTGGCGAGTTACTAAAACTTGTTTAAGGTTAGGTAGTAGGATTATTGGTAAGTGTATGATGGGGTCAACTTCTAACGCTTTAGATAAGGGTGGTGATAACTTTAAAAAATTGTATAACGACAGCGATGTCAAAAAAAGAAATAAAAATGGTCAAACAAAATCTGGTTTATATTCTTTGTTTATCCCAATGGAATGGAACTTTGAAGGATTTATTGATGAGTATGGAAGACCAACCTTTAATACTCCAGAGCAACGAGTTTGTGGACCAGACGGAGAACTAATTGAAGTAGGTGTAATTGACAACTGGGAGAACGAAGTTGATGGATTAAAGGACGATCAAGACGCTTTAAATGAATTTTACAGACAGTTTCCTAGAACTGAAGAGCACGCATTCAGAGATGAAACAAAAAATAGCTTGTTTAACTTAACAAAGATATACGAGCAAATAGATTATAATGAAGGCATTAGAAACACATCGGTAGTAACTACTGGTAGTTTCCAATGGACTGGAGGAGTTAAAGACACTAGTGTTGTTTTCCACCCAGATCCTAATGGTAGGTTCAAAGTAAGTTGGGTACCACCTCAACACCTTCAGAATAGAGTTATAATAAAGAATGGCGTTAAACACCCTGGCAACGAGCATATGGGTTCTTTTGGTTGTGATAGTTACGATATTAGCGGGACTGTAGACGGTAGAGGATCTAATGGCGCTTTACACGGGTTGACAAAGTTTAGTATGGAGGATGCTCCTGCTAACACATTTTTTTTAGAATATGTAGCTAGACCACAAACCGCAGAGATATTTTTTGAAGATGTATTAATGGCTTGCATATTTTATGGTATGCCTATACTAGCTGAGAATAACAAACCAAGATTATTATACTATTTTAGAAGAAGAGGATACAGAGGGTTTAGCATGAACAGACCTGATAAAGTGTGGAACAAGTTGTCTACCGCTGAAAAAGAGATAGGTGGAATACCTAACTCTAGCGAAGATATTAAACAAGCTCACGCTGCAGCAATTGAAATGTATATCAACGATCACGTTGGGCATTTAGGAGACGGAGACTACGGTACTATGTACTTTTTAGAAACGTTGAATGATTGGGCGAAGTTTGATATAAACAAGAGAACAAAGTTCGATGCTGCCATTAGTTCTGGTTTAGCTATAATGGGTTGTAATAGACACTTATACTCACCAAAAGGTCCTTCTTCGAGAGCTAAATTGAATGTTAACATAAGTAAGTATAATCAAGATGGTTTTGCATCTTCAATAATTAAAAAGTAAATATGGCTGAGTCAGTTGTAAAAAGTTATTTTCCAAGTCAAGCAGTAAGCGATACTGAGAAAATGACGTCAGAGTACGGTTTAAAAGTAGCAAGAGCAATAGAGCAAGAGTGGTTCTCAAGTGACCGTGGTTCTAGAGCAGGTAGACATATAAGTACTAAAAATGATTTTCATAATCTAAGGCTATATGCTAGAGGTGAGCAGTCTATACAAAAGTACAAAGACGAGCTATCTATCAATGGTGATTTAAGTTATTTAAACTTAGACTGGAAACCTGTGCCTATTATACCTAAGTTTGTAGATATAGTAGTAAATGGTATATCAGAAAGAACTTATGATATAAAAGCTTATTCTCAAGATCCGTTTGGAGTGGAGATGAGAACAGAGTATATGGAATCTATACTTCGAGATATTAGATCAAAAGAGTATACTGGCTTAGTTAGACAAGCTACTGGTGTTGATTTGTCAGAAAATGACACGTTTGAAATGCCTGAGAATGAAGAAGAGTTGAAACTGCACATGCAGCTCACGTACAAACAAGCTGTAGAGATAGCTGAAGAACAAGCAATAAGTGTGTTGCTAGAAGGTAACAACTACGAGCTTATAAAGAAAAGATTTTTCTATGACCTTACTGTTTTAGGTATAGGGGCTGTTAAAACGAGCTTTAACACATCTCAGGGTGTTACTGTTGATTACGTTGATCCAGCAAACTTAGTTTATTCTAAAACTGAATCTCCATACTTTGAAGATATATATTACGTTGGAGAAGTTAAGCATGTACCTATCAATGAGTTAGTAAAGCAGTTCCCTGACTTAACCGAAGAGGAGATACTAGATATATCTAAAACAAACAACTACGACTTAGGTAACTACAATACTCAAAGAGATTATGATAATAATCAAGTTCAAGTGTTGTACTTCAACTGGAAGACTCATAAAAACGAAACTTACAAAGTAAAAGAAACTGGATCAGGTGCTAAAAAAGCAATTGAGAAAGACGATACTTTTAACCCGCCAAAAGACATGGACGGTAATTACAGTAAGTTGCAAAGACAGATAGAGTGCTTATATGAAGGTGCTTTAATACTTGGTACTAAGAAATTAATCAAATGGCAGTTAGCAGAAAATATGTTAAGGCCAAAGAGCGACTTTACTAAAGTCAAGATGAACTACAGTATTGTAGCTCCAAGAATGTATCAAGGTAGAATAGAGTCTCTAGTCAAGCGTATTACTGGATTTGCTGATATGATACAGTTGACTCACTTAAAGTTACAACAAGTAATGTCTAGAATGGTGCCAGATGGTGTTTATCTAGACGCAGACGGTCTAGCTGAGATAGAT